ACAATAGGAGAGAAAAAATGGCAAATCAATCTAAATTTGAAGCGATGCTTGAAAAGTTAATCGCAGAAGACAAAGCGGGAGCTGAAGAACTGTTTCACGAAATAGTTGTTGAGAAATCACGCACAATTTATGAAGACTTACTTGAAACTGACACAGCTGAAGTAGAAGTTGATGAAACTGCTAAATCAGATGAAGAAGTAGATGAAGCTTCAAAAGATGAAGATAAAGAAGAAGACAAAGTTGACGAAGCTACTGACGAAGAAGTTGACGAAGCTACTGACGAAGACGAAGCTGTAGATGAAGCTAAGGACGAAGAAGTAGACGAAGCAAAAGACGAAGAAGTAGAAGAAAACTTTGTAGATCAAATTACACCAGAAGGCGAAGATGACATGGGTGGCGATGCCGCTGATGACATGATTGCTGATATCGAAGCTGATGGCGACGAAGAAGGTGGAGAAGATAAAGGTGACGACGAAGACATAGAAGACAGAGTTGTTGACCTTGAAGATGCTCTTGATGATCTTAAAGCTGAATTTGACACTATGATGGGTGACAAAGAAGGTGACGAAGACAAAGGCGAAGATGACATGGGAATGGACATGGACGCTGGAGACGACGAAGGTGATGAAGAGAAGGAAGACGAAGCAATGAATTTTGCTCCTGAATCCGAACTTGAGCAACCAAGTGCATTTGAAAGTGCTGATAAACCAGTACAATCAAGCACAGAGCTAATGAGAGAATATGTTACAAAAGTGTCAGCTAAAATGGGTGACAACGGCGATAACACTAAATCTCCAGTAGCTGGTAAAAACGACATGGGCGGAACTACTGCTAACATTACCAAAGGTGGTGAAGGTAGTGACAAAGGTACTGCTGGCGGATTAGCTGGTAATACTACTAAAGAAGATAACATGGGGAACGTAAATGTTCCAGGTGGAAAAGCTTCTAAGTCAATGTCGAAAGACTCAAAAGGCCATGGTGCTGAGAAAAAAGGCGCAGGCGAACAGGCGGCTGATGATAAGAGTATCATTGGTAGCTAATAGTTAATTTAAGGAGAACTAGGTGTTAAACTTAAGAGAGAACCTGACATTCGACCAAGCTAAGATGGTCGTTGAGACTACTGAAAACGACAAGGGTGGAAAAGACCTTTTCTTAAAGGGAATTTGTATCCAAGGCGGTGTGAAAAACGCTAACCAGCGAGTTTACCCTGTTACTGAGATCAGTAGGGCTGTCAACACTCTTAACGATCAAATTACGGGAGGATATAGTGTTCTCGGAGAAGTTGATCACCCAGAAGGACTTAATATTAATTTGGACCGTGTAAGCCATATGATCACAGAAATGTGGATGGATGGACCAAACGGTTACGGGAAACTTAAAGTATTACCTACGCCGATGGGACAACTAGTACAAACAATGCTGGAAAGCGGAGTTAAGCTAGGTGTTTCATCGCGTGGTTCCGGTAACGTCATGGAAGACGGTAGCGGTCAAGTAAGCGATTATGAGATTATAACAGTCGACGTAGTTGCTCAACCCAGTGCTCCAGGTGCCTACCCGACACCAATATACGAGCATTTATTAAATGCCCGTGGGGGGTACAAGGCAATGGAAATAGCACGAGAACTACAAGGCGACACAAAGGCGCAAAAGTATTTGAAGGAATCTTTGATGAATATCATCAAAGGCCTCCAGTAATAAGGAGAAAATAATGTTGGAAGCACTGAAATCACTTTTTGAAAACAATGCAATTTCTGAAGAAATCAGAGCAGACATCCAAGAAGCATGGGACAAGCAAGTGAGTGAAAACAAACTTACTGTCACTGCTGAACTTCGTGAAGAGTTCGCATCTAAATACGAACATGATAAAGCTACTATGGTTGAAGCAATTGATACTATGGTTTCTGAAAAACTTAACGAAGAAATTTCCGAGTTCGCTGAAGATAGAAAACAATTAGCAGAAGCTAGAGCCAAATATGCTGTAGCGATGCGTGAAAACGCAGGACTGTTAAAAGGTTTTGTATTCGAACAGTTGAAGAAGGAAGTGGGTGAACTACATGAAGACCAAAAAGT